AGCGCACAGTGGAAGTCCCTTTCTGAAAATATAGAATGGTAAAGGAATTGTGTACCCTTGATTGACAGGGACGGGTTGGACAAGATACTTGCCAATAAGGTTTTTAAGAGCTACCTGTTTTCCTATTGGAACCGTCAAATCAAACATCATCTCGAGATATTCTCCATAAATCCGCTCTATAAGTTCAGAACCTATGTATAACTCTACATGTTGAATCATAAGTGTTCCGACTGAATCCAATACTTGAGTCGTTGAACCAAGTGCAGGTGGAAATACTTTGAGGTACATGTTTGTGATGAGATCGCCGGACCGAGGAACAACAAGTGTTCTTTCGGAACCAAATGTTACAGTGTTATCCCCTGGAAATTGATTACGAATAAGACGAGATGAAAATAAAGTTTGACCTGTGAATTTTTCGACAAAATATGTAACCTCTGGGTCAGAACTCAAGTAAATGTCTTCTTGGCCCAAAAATGACAAACTGGCTCGACCGGCCATCTCTAGTAAAAACACAGATTAATAATCATTCGAGTTAAACATCAATCCGGCCATTCCGTTCTTAATACCAAGTACATTGTAATTGACACCTATGACCCTGAACTGTTTTGCAGATGAAATGGGTGAAGTATTCAATTGAATATATATATCACGAATGCGACTAAAATTTATTTGACCATGTGGCTTTGGTGATTGTGGTTCATTTGTAAATCCGTACATGTAAAACTGTCGGGTTGGATAGTTTATATAGTGATTGAACGGTTCTATGGAATTAAGGTACAATTGATCGGTGACATCGGCCGTAAGTGCTTCGGATGAATTGAATGTCAAAGCAAGACTGTTTATGTTCGAGTACTGGTACGGAGTTGTCCCAACTGCTTGAATTATAAAAAAGAGTTCACGGACCGGATTAATAAAGTTGAGTTTTAGAGTTCCTGAAGTAAAGTTTGCAGGCAAGTCATAATTTTGGTACTGACATTGCTGAATAACTTGTTGAATGTTTGAAGACTTGAACCAATCAATTTCAGGTTGGGCAAGGTACACATACTCTGTAATGATTGTTGCAGTTAATGGAGTCGTAATGTTACTTGTTGCAACGGGAGTAAGTTCTTGAAGGTTTCGTAGATATACATGGACTTCTACATCTTGACGATCGAGTGCAACGAGGGGGAGAGCAAGTCCGGGTTGTTGATAAAAGTAAAAGGGCAAATTTGCAAAATAAGTTCGACCGGGTGTATAAATTTGTGTAGAAGTATCGTACTTGCCTGTAAGTAACTTGAGACCGGGCTGGTTTTCATAAGGAACATATAAATCATTGTACAACTCTATAAATTCTCCTGTAAGAGTTTGAACTGTTTGCCCTCCTATGACCAAGTCTGCTCTATTTATAACATATGTACCGACCGAATCATAGTAGTTGTAACTAAGGGTTGGAACCACATTTGAAGCAATAGGACTTACAAAAATGTAGGTGTTTGAAAAGATGTTTGTCGTTGAACCAACTTGATCTGTTGTAATTGTTACTGGAATATCCGTTCCTGTTTGAGTCACTCGATAAGGTATATTCACCGTGTACTGTGGAAACATACCTCCTATATCAAAGGCATAAGTACTTGAACCAAATGAAATACTACGGACATTATCTGAAGTTGAGATGACAGCTGTAATCATATATGTTGCTATGTTTGAGAATTGTAAGTTTCCAGTTGTCTGGTTAATGGACACAATTTTTGAGTTTGTACCTGAAGGAACACTAAAATTTGTTTTGAAGTTGAGCGGGGTATTTGACCCAGTTGGTTGGACTTGAGTTGATGGCTGAAGTAAAATTCCGTTATTTGAAATGACAGTTTCGTATCCGGTATATGTTTGAGCACTTACTTGGGTCAGGATATAATATGATGTACTCAGTATATTCGTCGCAGTATTTGAATACACATTTGTATAGTACTTTTGAGAAGTGCTTGTAACTACGATTGGCATACTGAAAGCAAATGTAGGATCTCGACCAACAATTGATAATGTCGAATATGAATAATCCGTGACACCTGAGCCATGCCACACAAGAACATTTGAAACATAGTTTGGTCCTGAAGTTTGATCGAGGTACACAACACCTGAAAGCATCCATGTACCCGTGGAACCAAATGTAAATGATGAATCTATACCAAGTGTCACACTTGTGTTTTGAGGTGTCTGAATATTTCCATAAAATGGAACAATTGTACTCGTTTTTGCTACAAGTGACACATTATTTTTAAACATGTACAAATCATCAACTGGCGTAATTGAAAAATATGAACCCGATGTAAATTGAGTAACGGTTGTTGTTGTTGTTGCATAAAAGTAATAAGTATTTGCCGTATTTGTAACAACAAGTGGTATCATAAATGGCATAGATGGATCGGGGGATACACGAGCATCACAGCTATACGCAAATTGAGGTATTACAGGTACAGGAGAAATAGATTCTTGGGTATCAGAACCGTATGACAAATTAAGTATAGAACCTGTTCCAAGTGAAAACCCGGCTCGCACCATGTAAAAACCTGTACTGTTAATCTTGATACGACCATTTGCCGTCACTGCATATGTTGAAATCGAGTCTTGATTTGTCCAATTGAAAAAATTTATAAAATTTTGTGAGCCGCCAGAGATGGTATATGTTTGACCGGGTATCAACGTTAAAAAAAGTCCTGTTCTTGTATTCACGAGAGGCAACCCTGTACTTTGTATCCAACCCGCCTGTTGAAGTGTAAAGTCTGATGGTCTTGGAGTATATGTTGTGTAATTTGCAGTTAAATTCGAAGGTGCTGCATTTGCAATTAAATTTGAGCTTGGAGACACTGTACATGTGTATACCAAATTTGAAGAGTTTGTAGGCGATACAGTTCCAATACGAGGGTCAAGACCCCAAAAAATACCACCATTTGTGTCAACTTCAAGTGTAGAAACATTTGAAAAAAGAAATTGGTTTGTTGAAAACGAGTAGCTTACAAAGGGTTGAAGTTGTGTCGTAATCCACGATGTCTGATTATATGTAGAATAATATGTTATACCTTGAACTGGGAGAGCATAGTATGTTCCATTGATTATAATATGTGGATCAGCTGTCAAACTTGCTTGTGTTGGCCATGCCCAAAAAGTTCCAGGGTCGAAAAGGGGTGGAAGATCAATCTTTAAAGTAAGAGCTCGAACAAGGTCTCCCTTTGGGGGAATTTTACAAATATTGTTTTGGCCATAGTTGACTTGCTGATTTTGAAAAGGAATATCATAGGCCTCAAGTACAAATGGTGTGTGTCTCTTGTAAACCCCAGAAAAGTAAGTCACTTGAGGAGACCCCGTGAGATATGCATCTTGTTGTCCAATTGCTGCCAGCTGAATGTAACCAGCAGACATCTCTAGTAAAGTATAAGATCTTATTTGCGCTTCATCTCCTCGCTAAATTTAAATGAGTACATCAGGATGAATCAACTTCAACTCAAGAAGTTTGATCCGGCAAAAATAGCTGATGACAAGGTGTGTGTTTTTATAGGAAAGCGTGGAACGGGAAAGTCTACACTTGTGACTGATATCCTGTGGCACAAGAAACACATCCCAGCCGGCATTGCAATGTCCGGGACAGAAGACGGTAACGGACATTACAAACAGTTCATTCCAGACTTGTTTGTCTATGGCGACTATAACAAAGATGCTGTTGAAAAACTCATCTCCCGCCAACACCGTCTGGTCAAGACTCTGGGAAAACAAATGGCCCCGTCAGTCTTTCTCCTCATGGACGACTGCATGTATGACCGAAGCTTTATGAGAGATGAATGCATCCGAAAGCTCTTCATGAATGGCCGACACTGGAACATCTTTTTCATGCTGACGACCCAATATTGCATGGATATGCTTCCATACATCAGGTCAAATGTAGATTATGTATTTGTTCTTCGAGATAATGTCCGGCAAAATCGTGAAAACTTGTACAAGGCTTTTTTTGGTGTCTTTCCAACATTTGAACAGTTTTGTCAAGTCATGGATGCATGTACAGAGAATTTCGAGTGTCTGGTACTCGACAACACGAGCCGTTCAAATAAGATATCAGACTGTGTGTTTTGGTACAAGGCACCTATCAGAAAGAACTTTCGAGTTGGGTCGCCTGCATTCTGGCAGCATCATCAGAGACATTACAATCCCAGAGCTGCACAGACGGACGGAACTCCTAGCAGTGAACTGAAACGAAGAGGCCCATCACTTGTAATCAAAAAGGCGCGATAACGTGAGTTCTATAATTTCATACTCAATGTAAATGGCATCAGTGATGACCTATGACCCAAACGTTGACAGTCTTATGAACCCAATTCCTCAACAAGAACCAACTTTGAACGAGGAGATTGCCCGAGCTGCTCTTCAGAGACCAATGGACCAGACGAGTGTGCCGTCCGGTCTAGTTGACAAAAAGGCAGGAGTCCCAACTGGACTTTTGAAAACGCCTCTTAATTTGCCTGAAAAAAACATTGAAGAATCTCAAATGGCAGATTTCGCAACACCTATCGAGGAAGTTATGCCTGGTCCAGGCCAGATGATGCAGGATGAGGTCATGGGCTCTCCATACCAACAGGCACCACCCCAGCACATCAAAAAGTCAAGTGGCGGTGATGGCGCAGACCATCCACGCAGCAAGAACCCACTTGGTCTAAACGATGAACAGTACCAGGCTGTGCTCGCAGGCGTAGCTGCAGTCATCGCCTTTTCAAAGCCTGTTCAGACCAAGCTGGGTGATATGGTTCCAAAGTTTCATGGCTCAAACGGTGAGGTTTCTCTGACTGGTCTGGCCGTGACTGCACTCATCGCCGCCATTGTGTTTTACCTCGCAAAGAAGTACCTCACTGAGCGATAGTGTCTCCACAGTACCTTTGCGTTCCAGTCTCTTCATAGACACCTATACTTGATGCAAACTTTCTCAACTTTTCAAAGTGATTCCAAAAGTTCTTTGTGTGGTCATATTCTGGAACTGACATGTGTGCAAGCTCATGCAGTAGAACATACATTGCCGAATTTACATCGTTTCCGTCCAAACAGATGTAAATTTCGTATCCTTTATTCACATTTGAACCTATAGGGCCTTTGTCCTTGGTCCAGTTTATCATTCCTGTGATGATTGAAGGCTTGCATACAGGCACCCACAATGGGTCTCCAGACTGACGGAGAGAATCGAGGAGAATCCAGTACCTATATTTGAGCTGACTGAGCAAATCATGTTCTTTATTTATGGAGACGATATAGACGAGGACGACAAACAGGGTTATAAAAATAGGAATGTATTCCATCTACTATTACACTGAGGTTTTCTTAAAAACAAATGTTGAGTAAAGGTCTGAGATAAGCTTGTTTGGGCGGTACAGCATTGACCTCCAGCACAGGAGATCAATGCCAACCTTCTTGAGCTCCGATACCAGCCGCACATAGTCAAGCAAAGGCTCGACCTTTGCCCCATCTGCATAAAAAGGACCGTCGCTGAGCTTCACCTTGAGGTAATCTCCAACAATATCAAACTCGTTTCCGAGTGCGTCTTCAAAGTGACCGTTGCTGTCCGCCATGTTGTGAGCCTTTTGCTCATCGGGGGTGATACCAATGAGCAAGCCACCTGGTTTCAAGGCACAGTGTATCGCCTTGATGGAGTTTTCAAA